ACTACAAAACTTTCAGGATTATTACTAATACCATATACATCTTGTCTTGCTACCTGCTGACCTAATACTTCAGGGATGGATGTAACTGTACCTCCTCCTACTGCATCAGTTAAAATATTTTTACCCACTGTTACATAAGATATTTTATCTTCTTGTAGTACAAGTAAATCTGTAGCTCTTGCGTGTAATATTTCTATAGAACCAAACGAATCCTCTAATGGTAAGAAGTTCGCTAGCCCTAAATTAAACTCATTTAGTTTATTAACATTTGACTCATCATTGTATACACCACTATAAGTTATATCCGCAAACCTATCTGCTTCTTTATAATCTTGTGCTGAGACAGAGGTTGCTCTGTTACCAATATTAAATGTAGGTCCTGTTAGAGAATCTTCTATACGATAACTTTCTACTCCATTCCCAAATGAATAACAATTAAAAAAATCTAGATTAACAATCGCAGGTAATGTAGCACTTTGGTTTTGGTCTCCATCTTTAGAGCCTGATAGGTGCAACCCCCCTTTTATTCTAAATGTTTCACTGCCTTCATAAAATAAATCTAGTTCACTATCTAATGGCATAGTCTCAAATACTGCATCAGCGTCTCCTCGTTGCAGAATAAGACGAGTCCTAATGGTTGAATTTCCTCCCACTTGTAAAGAAGCACAAACAGGTGAACCGCTAGTAATTCTTAGAATTAATGCATTGTCTGATGTTCTTCTCCAAAATTGATATTGATTAACTCCTGCGTTAGGGGTATAATCTACACCTTCTGTAGGGTTGCCAATACCTGAAGAAAAAGGCTCTTGTTGATTAGCATTGCAAGATGAGTATGCTCCAACCGTACAATCTCCTGTATCTAAAATTGGTTCTACCTCTTGCATCCAATAGTCTTGAAATGTAGCATACGTAGTTGTTGCTCTTGTATCACGAACTAAATAATATCTATTTGAATCGCATTGATTAATATTGTTAGGGTCTAAGATTTGATTTCTTTTAATCTCAATATTTACAACAACTCTACTTCCCACAGGAATTGGCTCATCCACATATGAACTTGTTGCTTGGTCATAATCATTAACTATTAATAATAATGTAGCAAACTCTCCCACAAAATTGTTAACATCAACATTACCATCATAACTTACTGTAGGTTGATTACCTGATTCTAAACTAAAATTCTTTGGTTGTATTTTCATATACACTCCTCCAACAGGTGGATTAACAGGATTACCTGACGTACCATCATCAAGAAACCCACGAGCAAAAACTCCTTTCTCTAATACTGTTGTAAATACACAACCTAGTATAGGTCCATTAACGTCAGCCTTGACCCTTAATTTATCTCCATTTTCAACCTTAGATGAGTTTTGTCCTTCTAGTCTAAGCCAATAAGCAGGAGATGAAGCATTAGGATTTTCAGCATATGCTCTCGTAGCATAAATGGTTTCATATGTTTCTGTATCAGACTTTACTACAAATCTATAATACTCTGCCCAAGATGGAGGATGTTGGGTAGTAGGTATAGTTGCTACCAAAGAGTTTTGTAAATGAGATTTATTACATGGTACATAAACAGCGTTATTACTACTCACTAATGCTGTAGTTGCTCGTGCATACTTATCTAAGTAAACAATACCTAATTCATATCCTCTATCACTATGCAGACTTGTTGAGTTAGCATTATTTCTAAACTCTACTTGCACATTAACTATTTCATAAGTTTCATAAAAAAATGAAGGACTTGTTGAGTCAACATAAAACATTCCTAATAAGGTGAATTTAGCGAGTGTCCCTCCTGCTATTGGAGTTATGCCCTCTAACATAGTCTGTCCTCCCTGTGTGACACCACTTGCAGTTTTAATATAAGTAGTGCCTTGAGTATTAGCACAAGCACAATTAAAGTTATCTGTAAAAGTAGCTCCATTACAAGAGTTAGCAACTGTTTGTATATTCGCATTTGTGCCTACAGCATTTTCAAATGCGTTACTTGAAAGCATATCAAACACACTTGCATAATCTTGAGGTAAAGTAAAAAAGAACTCTGCGTTAAATGTTCCTGCAGGAGCAACAATACTAGCCGGTGCTCCTACAAATGCACCATGTTTAAAAGTTACACTAATACTAAAAACACTACCTGCTTCTAAATTTTGTCCTGCAAGGTCTACAGTAAACTGAGCTTTTTGTTGAGTTGATGCAGGAGTAAAAACCGGAGCTCCATATGTTTGAGGTATATTAAAGTTAAGAGAAGCTCCTGTAATATAATTTAAGCCAACAGCTTTACTATTATATCCAACAACGAAATTCATAAGAACATCATTACCATCTCTATCTATTAAATCATATCCATCAATATAATTACCATACATTAATCGATTGCCCATTATGCTTTGTGCTTTAGCAAAACGAGGAACATTATCAAACAATCTTAATATTTCTGAACTTGCAAGGACAGTATAAACTTTACTGTTGTCAAAGTCAAATGACCACTGAGCTTGGTCAGGAATAGCATCTTTTACTTTGTCTAGTTTTTGAATAACTCTAATAACAGATGAGTTGTTTTCTTTAAACAACAAGTCAATTCCTTTTACTAAAAAATCTCCTGTATATATTTGTACTCGTGCAACATTATAAAGGTTAGTCATCCCTACGTTTAAAAAGTTTGTAGGGTCTATACCAAAGTTATTTGGAACAAAAGCTAATTCACTAAATGGAGAAGTAGCACTATACTCCCCATCTTCATATCTATATCTATAAGCAAAAGCAATAAATCTATCTTCGAGATAGTTATTGTCTTCATCTCCTGTAACATTTAACATTGAAACAAGAGGTGCTTGTATAGGAGGTGCTTTAATAACTAATATATCATCTGCTACAAATTGGTCTATACCTGTAGGACCTGCAGGTGATGGCACTGCATAATTTCTTTTTATGTTTATTTTTCTTGGTGGATTATAATCGTCTGTAAAAAACAACATATCATCTACCATATCTACTCCTGTAATTAAATACTGTGAGTTAAAATTTAATCTAGTTGCATTACCTGTACCATCATTAATACTTATAATATGGTAAACAAGTAAAGATGTCTCCACGTTATAAGACAATATTAAATCACATTTACCTGTAGAAGCTCCTGCTACAGGAAAGCTATGGTCAGTTACAAACCAATATATAGTTTCTCTTGCACCATCTTCAAATGCTCCAATACATTTTGCAAACTCACTTAACTTTTGTCCGTTTACCTCAATGTCTGTTAATGCTGTGTTACCCTTTGTATTTTCTACAGAACCTATCTCACTATTCTCAGTAGACCCAAGACGTACATTCATAGCATCTACATACTCCCCATCCGGCACAAGTCTCTCATCAAGAGACTTATTCATTCGACCTCTAATAAAATTTCTTTTTAAGTTAGGCATTTACTTTATCCATTTACTTCTTCCTCGTAGATTCATTAAGAGCCTACCCGGATGAATGTTACTTATTCTAATCTTTGCATTTCTTAGTAAAGCTGATTTGTTTTTTTGAGCTCGTCTTACAATATACTCTTGAACACCTAGCTTACTATTTAATATTGCATATTGAATATAAGCATAAATAAACTCTTCAAACAATTTATTTACAGTTATTTTTGAATCAGAACCATTTTCCATACCATCTGAAACATACTCTACTATAAAGGTTTGCCCTGAAACTCCTGAGCTAAAATTAATTACTCCTGCTTTACTGTCTACTCTAAAGGTAGGATTAGAGTTTGCCGTTTCTGTATTTAAACCATATCTCGCTCCAATGTTATACTCAAAATACCAATCCCCATCACAGCAATATCCTTCTCTTCCATGATAAGGACTACTCTCGTTAAGATAAATAGTTCTCTTTTGATTCTTGATTCTGTCAAAGTCAAGCTGTGAATATTGAGGAGATAAAGCATTCCCACTTGCATCAAATAAAATTCTACAATCATTGTCCTGTAGATATGCATTAGCTCCGTTAATCTGAATATTTTCTGTAAGTGGTCTCAATACACCATCTTTATATAAAGATATCCTAACCCAATTAACATAGTCTGAAGGTAACACAAAACGCAATGTATCACAAACCTCAAGCTCTAAGGTTTTAATTTCTTTAAATGCGTCATAGTTTAATTCTTGTATGCCTCTCTTTGCGTGGAATAAAACTTTATATCTATCTTCATTATTAATTAACTCGTGGTTACCACTATACATTAACATAAAGTTATTAACAATATCTTCTAAGCTAACATATTGATATGAACCCCAATTAGCATTCTCAGGTAGGTTACCTCCGTTTTCGTAATATTGATATTGAGTTAAATAAGCCATGGTTATCTACTTTCTTCGTTAATGTTTTGTGTCTCTTCTGTTTTAGCAAACTGTACTACCTCAGATTCTCTTATTGAAACTCCGGCATACTCTAATATTTTTACCACCAAGTTAGGTTCGTCAGATAAAGGTAATTCAAAATCTTGATAGTCAGCAGCAGTAGAATCAAACGAAGGTTCTCCTGCACTCAAACTAATAAACGTCCACTTAGGGTCTTTAGGGTATCTAAAGTATTGACACTTAACCTCTCCATTAGCATCAATGGTAGCAGGATAAGCTGTAATAAGATTCTCTTCTAATGTATAAGCAGGAAAAATTTCATTCGGTGCAGTAAGCAAGGAATTGTTTAACATAGTTATTTTACTATGCGTAACCTTTTCCATTTCCTTTAACTTTGTTCCATTATTAAACAGCAGTTTATTAATAAGATAGTAATCACTTGGTGGTGTAAAAGTATTTAAGGCTACATGAGTTAAGTCTGCTGTAACTGAAAAGAACTCAATTACTTCTTCTAAACTTTTCTTTAGGTCAGCTATTCCTGTACCTGACTGTCTTATATTTTCTTTATTTACTTGAAAATTATAAGTATAAAAGTAATCCTCAAATAAATCTAATTGTGCTTGTTTAGCATATAG